TGATGATCCAATCTGGAATTTCTATACGAAGGTGAATGGAGCGGGCCAGATGATTAAAATTCCTGGCACGGAATACATTCGCCTTCCTATAAGAGAGACTTCAGATACAGTGGTTACACAAGATTTCCTTAATTACATTCCTATATCTTCAGAAGAGTTTACACAGATCTATGGACTCTCTTGCCCCAAATTGAAAGATGTTATTGAATATGCCAAAAAAGAACCAATCACTGTTCGCGTTCATGCAGTGTCCGAACCTTTGAAAGCTAGATTAATTACTAAAGGACCTTCCTTTAGATATTGGATATCTAGATTTTTCCAAAAGGCGATGTGGCAATATCTGCAAGGATATGTTGCTTTTAGCTTAACTGGTCGTCCCTTACTCATTAGTGATCTCAACCTTATGGTTGCGAGAGCAAAGAAAATGGGTTTCGTATTTACCAGTTTTGTATCGGGCGACTATAGTGCAGCAACAGACGGTTTAGATATTAATTTTACTAAAATATGTTTTGAATCTTTCTTAGCCAAGTGTAATTATAGCGGTGATCTCAATGAGATTTTACGATCCGTTATTTATGAACATTTTATAACATATCCTGAATGGACTGAAATTGAATCCTTTTTACAGAAAAATGGCCAACTTATGGGATCGACATTGTCGTTTCCCATTCTTTGTATGGTTAACTTTATCTGCTATTGGAAATCAATGGAAGAATATGCGGGTTTTCGGATAAATATACATGATTTGCCTGTTTTAGTTAATGGCGATGATATATTATTCCCTTCTAATGATGTTTTATATAAAATTTGGTTAAATAATATTCAGAAGGTTGGTTTTAAGTTATCAGTTGGAAAGAACTATGTTCACCATTCTGTTTTGACCATCAATTCACAGTGTTTCTCCTATTCCTACGGAACGGACTCCTTCTTACCTATTAAGTTTGTCAATTGTGGTCTTTTGACCGGACAATCTAAAAAGGGAGGTTCTGTTTCTAGTCGTAGTGACCAGTCTCTGACATCTATATATAATGAGCTTATCGAAAACTCTCCTGACCCAGTGCGTACTCACAAGCGTTTCCTATTTTATTATAAGGATATTGTGAAACAGCATACGGAATTTGGAGGACTCTCGATGAACTTATTTGCGGATATCAATTATGGAGGGTTGGGTTTCAAAAATGATTTAATTGAACCTAATTTTACTGAAACACAAAGATTGATGGGTGCTCTTAATGAGCGTAACATTAAACAAGCAGTGGCTGAACTGGACTTGAAGAAAATGGACCGTTTTAAAATAATGGTTCCTCAAGATAGTTCTTACAAAATAACTAAGAAATTTACAAAAAATATTGCTTTATCGATGAAAATGGTCCCTTTGAATAAGGGGGAATTAGATTTTAAACCAGAATCAGCCAGCTTACCTCTTCTAGCTTTAATGAAGAATGAGATATTTGATTCTGCATCTGAACCCCGTTTACATCATCCGAAGCTCAAACACAAGATATTCAAGAATTCACAAGAAGACAAGACAAAAAGACTGTACCCAATCAAATCTGACCTTAGATTAAAGAACTGGCCTTATAAAATATTTATATTAAATAAGGACACAACGGAACTTCCAGACATTTGTCTATAGTTCCGTTTAGAGCATTAGAATCTAATATGGCAGGTAAAAATGTACAAGTCTTAAAAACTCCTAAATCTTCTAAATCGAAAAAGAATAAGAATAACAATAATAAATCAGAAACTGCTTTTAGCGGTCCCACTAAGATACCGAAACAAGTAAATATGAATAGTTTAGGTTTATCCCCAGACGCAAATAAGTATAAAACTGGATTACTTAATCCATTTTCCGATACCGCGACTGGATCAAGATTACCTGATCAATATTTTGCACCTACAGTTACTTATGCAATTCGTGAATTTTTAACACTCAAAGTCGATGCCAACGGTGAGTTTGATGCTGTCATATGTCCGAATCCTCTATTTATAGCTTATTCTACTCGTAATTCAATTGCGAATGGAACAACTTTAACTATGAAAGATTCTACGACCTATGCTAATGCAAAATATACAAATTCTCCTGGTTCATTAGCTGCGAAAGTGTCTAATTATAGAATTGTTAATTGGGGTATACGAATTAGACAAACTCAATCAATCAACACAACACAAGGTACCTTAACTGCCGCACTCTTCGTCCCTAAGGATGGTTTATACCATCCTACATTAGGAACTGTGGAGGGTGCTGTTGGTGGTCAAGGCCTTGCTAGTGGAAATTGGAGTACGTCTACAATATCTGCGTATCTTCTTGGGGCCGGTTTACCTGTCAGTGGATCTGGTACAACTGGAAAAATAGACATAGGATCTCTAGTAGATTATCCATATCACATGCGCGCTTCTTGCGTAAATTGTGCAGAGAATACATATGAAATAGTGCCGAAATTGGTCTCTCCTACCTCTCAGATGTTTCGAGGGTCAATGGATAGTCAAATAGGAACTGATATAACAGGCCAGAATTCTGTTGCCTTTATTCAGCCCGGTGATGCTTCTTATATTCTTTGCGATGGTTGGACAAATATTGTCCTTGCTGGTAGTGGTTTAGCAATAAATACTGCCGGTGCTGTCGATATTGAAGTAGTTTACAATATAGAAGGTAATCCTCAAATTGTTTATTCTGGAACAAATGCTATTGCTATAGCAACTGGAGCAAAATCTAGTCATGATCCCATTGGGATGTTAATGGCTCAATCTGCTTTAGATGCTGCACCTGCTTTTAAATTATTAAATCTAGCTCGTGTTGCTTTCAAGTCATTTGGTTCAAATTAAAATTAAATTTAAATTATATTCTTTTCGATTTTAAGATACCTATATGTGTTTCTTTACACGGAAGGTGGGATATGTTTCAAGTAAAGCTACCTTAAGGGGGTGCTCTATCTTAGTGACCAACTAAGAAGGAGTGAACACCTTGCTCTTATTTGGATGTATTCATCCTTGTTAATTTTGCTAGCACTATGCTAACTGGTC